TCGTGATAGTACGTATACATTTTAATCTAGTTTTTGGCAATGCGTTTAATAATTCTGTTGTACATAATAAAATGTCAGTTCTTCGGTTTGGTTTAAATAAACCTCCTAAGACTCTAGTTTCTCCTATGGCCGCAATTCCTATGGCTGCAGTTTCTACCGGTTTACCTATCGATACCTTAACGCTTCCCGCAACAGCTACAACTTATGATTTTTCAACAAGTACTTCAAGGTTTACTACATATCTCGAGATAATTGCTAGTAGATTAGTATCCTTTACGAATTTACCAGAATCAATTAGCAATTTGAATCTTATCGGATGTCCTGCCATGACAGTACTTCCAAATATTCCGTCAACGGTTACAGGACTTTTTACTCCGCCAAATATCACTTCGTTAAGTGGAATACCCACAACAGTAACACAACTTGTATTGGCACAGTCCACTAAGCTTACTACACTTGCCGGTACTCCGTCAACTGTTACACTTCTTACTACCCCACCAAATATCACTTCGTTAACTGGATTAACTGGGCCAGTAACAAAATTGGATTTATCATTCTCCACTAAGCTTACTACACTTGCTGGTATTCCGTCAACGGTTACAGAACTTGCTACTCCACCAAATATCACTTCATTAACTGGAATACCCGCATCAGTAGGAACGTTGTACTCATATCAGTCCACTAAACTTACCACACTTGCTGGTATTCCGTCAACGGTTATAACTCTTATTACCCCACCAAATATCACTTCGTTAACTGGATTAACAGGTCCATCACTAGAAGTTCTGTACATGTATTTTTCCACTAAACTTACCACATTTGCCAATATTCCGTCAAGTGTTGAAGTAGTTGGTGCCCCACCAAACATCACTTCCTACACTGGATTACCCACAACAGTAAGACAACTTTTATTGACACAATCCACTAAACTTACAACACTTGCTGGTATTCCGTCAACGGTTAGACATCTTACGACTCCACCAAATATCACTTCATTAACTGGATTAACTGGGCCAGTAACAAGACTGGAATTGCAAGGCTCCACTAAACTTACCACACTTGCTGGTATTCCGTCAACGGTTACAAGTCTTTGGACTCCACCAAATATCACTTCATTAACTGGATTACCTGCATCAGTAACAACTCTGGAATTGGCATTCTCCCCTAGACTTACCACACTTGCTGGTATTCCGTCAACGGTTACAAGTCTTTGGACCCCACCAAATATCACTTCGTTAACTGGATTAACTGGGCCACTAACAGATTTGAACTTGGCAATCTCAACTAAACTTACTACGTTACCCCGATTACCTACAACTCTTACTACCTTAGGTTTAAATGCTGGTGCTAGCGAATCTACTCTCAAATACACTCCAGAACTTGTTCTGGCAAATTTGTTATACAAAAATTATTCTAGTTTATTAACCCAAAGCAATATCATAACTTCTCTTGATTTAACAGGAAACACAAACTTAAGATCAGTACCTCGTCTTCCAAGAACGTGTACAACACTTAACTTGACAGGATGTACCGGTTTACAACAACCAGTAACAATTAGAGGTGCAGGACTTACTGAAATTATTGGGTTACCTGCAGGTATTACAAGACTAGACTTAGGAGAATGCTCTAATCTTGTTAACTTGCCCACATTACCTACTGGAATTCAAAGTTTACAGTTGTTTGGAACTAGAATAAGTTCTGTTGATTTGACAGGACAAAGTTTATTAACGGAAGTACCTTCTCTTCCAAGAACATGTAGAACTCTTAACCTGGCAGGATGCACTGGTTTACCCAAAAACCTAGTAATTGCAGGTGCAGGACTTACTGGAATTGCAGGTTTACCTGCAGGTACTACAGGATTAGATTTGACAGGATGTACGGCACTTTCTATCCTGCCTACATTACCTACAGCACTTCAAAGTTTACAGTTAGCAGGTACTAGAATAACTTCTCTTGATTTGACAGGAAATACAACCTTAACATCAGTACCTTCTTTTCCAGTAACGTGTGCAACCATCAATTTATCGGGATGCACTGGTTTACCCAAAAACTTAGTAATTGCTGGTGCAGGACTTACTGGAATTGCAGGTTTACCTGCAGGTACTACAGGATTAGATCTGACAGGATGTACGGCACTTTCTATTTTACCTACATTACCTACAGCACTTCAAAGTTTACAGTTAGCAGGTACTAGAATAACTTCTCTTGATTTGACAGGAAATACAACCTTAACATCAGTACCTTCTTTTCCAGTAACATGTAAAACTCTTAACCTGGCAGGATGCACTGGGTTACCCAAAAACTTAGTAATTGCTGGTGCAGGACTTACTGGAATTGCAGGTTTACCTGCAGGTACTACAGGATTAGATTTGACAGGTTGCACGGCACTTGTTTTCTTACCCACATTACCTACAGCAATTCAAAGTTTACAGTTAGCAGGTACTAGAGTAACTTCTCTTGATTTGACAGGAAATACAACTTTAACATCAGTACCTTCTTTTCCAGTAACGTTAACAACGATAGATTTGACAGGATGCACGGGTTTACCTACATCATTAACAATTGCCGGTGCAGGACTTACTGGAATTAGAGGGTTTCCTGCAGGTACTACAGGATTAGATCTGACAGGTTGCACAGCACTTGTTTTCTTGCCCACATTACCTACAGGACTTCAAAGTTTACAGTTGCTTGGAACTAAAGTAACTTCTCTTGACTTAAGAGGTTGTACAGGGCTTACAACATTACCCACATTGCCTGTAGGACTTGTAAGTCTAAACTTGTTTGGTACTAAAATAACTTCTCTTGATTTATCAGGAAATACAACATTAAGATCTTTACCTTCTCTTCCAGAAACGTGTACAAGTTTGAATCTGATAGGATGCACTGGAATAGAGTTTGTAAGCATAAATCCCGCAATTGTAAAAACAGCCGATTTTACTCGTTCCGGAATTTCAAAACCTAAATTACTCCTATGTCCTGGTGATAATGAATATACATTTTAATCTAGTTGTTCGCGAAGACCACCTTCAGCAGGATGAATCGGGGCATTTACTAGAGCAGTAGCTACATCTTTAAGTTCTGCCTGACCCTTATCAGCTAGCTCAGCTTTGTGCTTGGCATTATCTTTGCGTTGTTGTTCCATCTTCTCACTCTTGCGCTCTTCAAAGAAGATATCTTTGTTCATCTCGTTCTCCTTGTACTTGCGCATCATCTCGTTCAATTCTTTCTCTGCATACTCAACTTCAGGCATTACATGTTCAGAAGGATCCCACGGTAGCCAGCATCCTACTTTTCCGAGGTACAGATTATCACGAGGAAACTTACGTTGAAGTACTTTGCAATACATCTGGGCTTCTTCTAGATTCGCAAATACACGACGAATCTTGACTCCGCGTACATTCGTTTGGAACTCGTTTTTCTCCGTGAATTCAGTCTCCAGATCCTTTTCACATTTGAGAAGAAATACCTGATACTTTTCCATAATATCGGTTGCCTTGATATCGGCATTATGGACTTTGGTAAACTCCTGAAGATCTTTCATCAGATCATCGATCTTCAGAGAATACTTCTTAGCAAGAAAATCCATCATACGTTCCATTCCTTCAATCTTCCAATCGTATTCCAGCCACTGAATAAATTTCTCATGCATGAACTGAGACTTCTGTTTAATAACTTTTTCGGGAGAAAGAAAAGAAATGATTCCATATCTTTGCGTAGGAATTTCAGCATCCTCTTCAAGATAATCAATCACTTTTCCATCCATGTCCGTTTTGTCAAGAGTCTCGGGCATTTTACTTGTACACGTTCATTTTATGAAAGCCATTTCTAACGTCTGCGTCCACCTTCAACTGGCTTCTTGTTAAACTTTGCTCTGAATCTATCACGGAGTTCGCTCTTTCTTTCTTCGGGTAAACTAGATGTTCTCAATGCTTCTAAAAAGTCATTGTTTACGGCTCCAAATAAGTTATTTAAGTCAACTCCGGCTGCTTCAGTTCCTATTGCTCGCAAAACTTGATTAGTTGTTGTTCCGCTCTTTTCGGCTAGTTTAGGAATAGCACGAATTAATTCAGGAATACTAGACAAGGCACTGTTGCATCGAACTGCAATCAAAAGGTATAATCTGATCATTACATTGAAGGCAGTAAGGATATACTCTCCAATTTTTTCGGTATTGCTAGAAATATCAAAAGAGATCAGATACAGTTCTAATGCCATACCGCCGACTAATAAAATGGTAGAGAATGCAAGAGTTACTGGATTATCAAATGGACGATAATACATTAAAACAAAAAGAAGATATGTGACTACTGCTGTATTAGTTACTAGAGCACCATATTGAAACATCTGACTTGTTGGATCATCGCCAGCTTTATATCCTTCTTCAAGATCAATGTACAATAATTGACAGGCTAGTCCGATGCCAATTAAGATAACGCCAAGGGCGGTAAAAAGGGAATAACTAAAGTTTGCCTGCTCCATTTATATTCGTGTTTGTTGCATCATTATCGGAGCGCGACATCCGTGACAGGGACATTTTTTATGATCGTGACCTAAGATATGACCCATTTCATGTGAAACCATATATTGACGATAATCTTCTAATTTAAGTTCTGATTTTGGAGCACCACGGAACCATCGTTCGGCATTGAGATACATTCGTCGTCCTCCAAGTTCAGCACAAGATAGTCCAGTAGGAACTCCACATATTCTTTTAATAGTCTTTGTTGATGACAGAGTAATTTCTACGTGGCCGTGTGTATCAGGTTCAAACGTATAACCTTTTTGCGACCATCCATCAGGAGAGTTTAAATAGGACATTAAGTAAAAATCAAACTGACGTTCGCCGGCGTTAAAAATCTTCCATTTCTTTTTTACGTCGTCATCGATGGACGAACGATACGTTATCCTCATTATTACTAACTTTTATTCCTTTCTTGAATATAAATGGATAGTTCAATGATGGGTGATTTAATGACTCGCGCCGTAAAGTACGCTCTGGAAGGTCTGGCAGTAGCCGTTGCCGCCTACCTACTTCCCGGAAAGGTTCTTAAACTTTCTGAGATCGCCATGATTTCTCTGGTTGCCCTATGTACATTCGCCATCCTTGATATTTATGCTCCTTCTGTAGGAGCTTCCGCACGCACTGGTGCCGGATTCGGTATTGGTGCTGGCCTCGTAGGTTTCCCTGCTTAGTCTCAAATCGTTACTGCAACTAAGAGATCACACAATTCATCTTCAGACGTAATCCAATCAACTATCCACAAAATTGTTTCATTATACCTCAAATAATCATAATCCGAGAACCACCGATGGGTATTATATTCCATGAGTAGTTTGTCGTGTAGAGTATCGAGGCATTCCAACTTTTTTCTGAATGTTGGGTCCTGAATTTCGGGATGTAACTCGGAATAAAGTCCCAAGTTTTCTCGATAGTATTTCATCAAGTCCGAATGGTTATCATACCACTCCATTGCCTTCCTAGCAGGAGAGGCATTGAGTTGCTTGACAATTTCTGTTACGCGGTCGTACCTGTCGTATGCTTCCATTGTTTTTCAGTTTATTTGTAGCATGAAATTAATCCATTTTAGATGAAGAACCCTTAACCTATAATGAAAGATAAAATTCCAAAAGCTTTGCGTGAACAGGTATGGCTAGTTCATATGGGACGCCGTTTTGAACGTAAATGCAGAATTGTGTGGTGTGAGAATCGAATTACTGTTTTTGATTTCCAATGTGGCCATGATGTTCCTGAATCTCACGGCGGTGCTACAACTATCCAAAATCTTGTTCCTATATGTTCACGATGTAACCTATCTATGAGTAACGTGTACACAATTAAACAATGGAATCAGTTCTCGAAACCACCGTCCCTCTGGAAACGTCTCAAGAAATGGTTCGGATTTTCAGGTATCAGGGACGCTGGTATCGAATCAAACCAAAACAATGGGAACCAGAACGCCAAACATGGTGGATCGCATCCAAACTTGCCCAAGGGGTCTCACAAGTAGAAGCGTATCGTCTATGGTTTGCTAAGAGGCAACAAGAAGCCAAACTTTTATATCCTAACTTTCGTAAATGACAGAGATATGGTTGTCTCTAGTTATAGTTCTTGTTATTCTTGGTATAATTATTGGAGCTTATCGTTTGATTACCGGAAACTTCCCTGCATCAAAACTTATTATCGAAGATCCGCCTTTGGAACATAATGGCTTGGAACCTCAACAAGCTAGATTTATGTTTTTTTATACATCGTGGTGTCCATGGTGTAAAAGTGCCACAGCTCCTTGGAAATCTTTCCAACAACAGTTAAAGAATAACCCGGCAACTTATGGGGGATACACAGTATCCTTCGAAGATGTGAACGCCGAAGCAAATAAAGGTAAGGCTTCTCTGTACAAGATCCAAGCTTATCCTACATTCAAACTGGAAACACATGATCGAGTCGTTGAATTAAAAGCTGTTCCTGATCCGTTGAATTTTGATGCATTCTTAGTAGCCGCGCTCGGTCAAAAAGTTTTGAGTAAGAGTACGCCCAACTAACATCATTTCATCTTGTTCAACTGTTGTCCATGAAGTTAGACCATTACCTTTATCATAAAACAAATCCAGATTGTTTTTAATTGGTGTCTTTTTGCGTTCGTATAAGCAAGATGTTTTGTACATTTTGTAAGCATAATCAACCGGATTCATTGTTTTTAATTTTGCTGGAGTAATGTGTGGATCTGAATGAATAATAGAAAAACACAAAGTTTTTTCATGATCAGCTTCTGGGATTGTAGTCATCAAAACATTAGTTAAGAATCCACCATCTACATACAATGAATCATTGATTTGTTGAGGACGGAATACAAAGGGTATACATGAAGATGCCAGAATAGCTTTGACAACCGGAACATTTTTTTGAAAGATTGTGGGAATACCTTTACTAATATTTGAAGCCTGAATTCTCAGTGGTACTAAAGCATCTCCAATATTTTTCTTTTCAATGGGAATTTGTATAGAATTAAATGCTGAAATTAACTTTGATTCAAGATAGTCCATACTAAAAATACCTTTTTTGGCTATGATATCGCCAATATTCATGTCTAATTTAAACAATTCAGAAACTGGAAATTGTTTAAATAATTCACGTACTTTTATAACGGGTACACCAAAAGCTACAGCTGTACCCAAAATAGATCCAATTGAACATCCGTATACACCTTCAGTAAAATGTTCGTGTAATGGTCCAACTCGTTCTTCTAAAAGTTCTAAAGCCCCAACTTCTAAAAATCCTTTTGTTCCTCCTCCGCCTAAAGCAAGGATACGAAACCTTTGCATTTAATAATAAGTAGTACAAGATGATGAAAGCTCGTGACGTATGGGATCAGCAAGAAGAACATCGTCTGTACAAGATGGCTGCAATGAAACCTGTATTAGCTCAGATAGAAGGAAAAGTTCGGCAACAAGCAATATCTAATGCTAGTGCTCCTTACATCTTATTTGAAGTTCCTTCGTTTGTATTTGGATATCCTTTGTTTGCGTTCAAGGACGCTGTAGATTATTTAATGAATGAATTACATCGTGCAGGATTCTGGGTATGGCATGTAGAAGAAAAATATTTATTTATTTCATGGTTGAAACCTGTAAAGACTCGCGACCTCGGAAAAACTGTGTTAACTACTAATTATCGTCCCCAAATTTATAATCCCGAATTCTTATAAATGTACCGAGCTCTTCTTGCGTTTTTAGTCTTTGCTTCAGTTGGACTATCGTTAGCCACAGTAGCGTTTATTATGGCATCTAATGAATCACAACAAATTCCTCAAGACATTAAAAAACAGCCTGCTAAACATATGTTAGGAGGAGCTGAAGATTATTCAAAACAACAGGATGTACCTCTATCCTTTAATGTAAGAGTAGCTACTCATAGTGTTGGTGTTGTTGCCGGTAGTATAGCCCTATATTTTCTGTACGCAAAGAAATTCAAAGGAACTAAGTTTATGCTTCTTCCTTTTTTGACCTCCGCAACCGCTCTTGGCCTCTATGCATATAATGAATATACGTTAGTCAGTAATGTGTTTATTTTTAAACAAATCGATCAAAATCTGACAACATTAGGAGAAAATAAGGATGATAAGTCGTATATATACAGAAATATGCTAATTGATCTTTCTGCGTCGGGAGTAGGTATTCTAGCTCAACTAGGAACTATTGCATATTTATTCAACCGTAGAATATAAGATGCGCATGTCATGGAAAGAAGTGTTTTATGTCACTATAAACGCTTCATTGTTAGCGATTATGTACACAGTATTTGGTGCTCTGATTTCTTATATTTTCTATCACATCTTTGATGAATTTAATGATGATTGGAAAAAACGATCGGAACTTTATAAGATCACAGAAGTTACTGTAGAAGTAGTTATTATTGCTAATATTGCGTTCTGGTCAGCTTTTTATATTGAAAAGTTACAACCCTTTGTTCCTGTTCGTAAAGGGTTAGATACACTTGTTGACGGTTTCATTTCAGGAATCTTTTTTATTTTCGCTATGTTTTTATTCATTGATCAACTAACTGAGAAATTGAAATATTTATACCATGATTATTTAGAAGAACATGCTGGAAGAATTTTTCCTCAATATGGATCTATCATTGATTTATCATTGTCTTATACACCCAAAACGGAAAGAAGTTGATAGTTTCATCCAACCCTAAAAAAATGTGTGAGCATTCGTATGAACAAGTTGATGGAGAACATGTTTGTGTACGATGCGGTCTTGTAGGTCTTCCTGTGTTTGATGAAACTTCAGAAGCCAGATTCTACGAAGATTCAAAAGAAGATAAGTCCAGAGTTGGATTCACAACTTCTGAACTTCTCCCTAATTCTTCATACGGTTCAATAATTTCATTCCGTGGAATTTCAACTAAGAGTGTGGAACTAAAATCATTGCAAAGACTGTCTACCTGGTCATCTAATAATGATCGTTCATGGCTAGGAATCTTTGATAAGATACAGTACGTATGTAATCACTACCATCTTCCTAAGGCAATTTATATGGATGCTTGTGGTCTGTACAAAAACTTAGAAGATGCTCAAAAAGTTCGTGGAGAAACTAGAAGAGCTTTGATGGGTGCTACATTGTACATATCTTGTCGCCAAAATGAAGCTTCTCGAACCTATGAAGAAATTGCTCGGATGTTTGAAGTTAATGTTCGTACATTATGCAAAGCTGTAACCAGATTTCAAAAAGTAGAAAATTCCGTTCTACAAACCCAGCTAGGTATTGCAGAACGACTGTGTGCCTCATTAGAACTGAATACAGATCAAAGAGACCGAATTATTGATTTGCTTTATGATATCGCATCAAGATCAGAAGATGAATTTGAAAATTCTCCAAAAACTATTGTGGCTGGAGTCACAGCACATATCTTGGGACTTCGTACAAAACAAGACATGAAAAAAGTTTCAGAAGCTTCAGGAGTTTCTGCGCTCAGTATTCACAAATTAGTACAGAAGATTTAATATTTGATAATAAAATTCACGGCTATAAATGGAGGTCTGTTTGTTCCAATGGGGTCTGATCCAGTATAGTTTATTGTAATTCCTGTACTGGAATTTGTTGAATTTCCACCAGGATTGGCTCGATTTCCATTTCCACCACTTGCCGCTGCAAATCCGGCACCTTGAGATAAAATCCCGTGACTGTGCGTGGGATCATTAATTGTGTGGCTGTGATTAGGTAGAGTAGAAACTTCACTTCCTCCGTCTGCAAACATTGTGTAATTTGTTAGACCAGGACTAGTACCTTGACCAAAACCTACTGGAAATCTAGATCGTAAATCTGGCAAATTAGGTCCTATAATTGAAATTAAAGCAGTATATTGAGGAGGCACCGGTCCTCCATTACAAATCAACCATCCGGGTGGAGGAGATGCATTACCATACATAACTATACAACCAACCGGTGGAAATGCATTTGGACTACTATTAACTGTCAGTGCTGTAGATGTTATAATTCCTCCAGATAAGGTTGATAACCCAGAAACTTGAACATCTCCTGTAACACCAAGAGCTACTGAGTTGTTAACTCTCAATTCAATAACAACCCATCCACCTGCTAATCCTGGAGCACCGTATGTTCCCGGATTGTACACACCATCATTATATGGAACCGTACTTGGAATTAATGAATTATTTTTTCCATTTGTAGCTCCTGTGGCTACAACTAAAGAACTTCCTACTCCACCAATATTTGCATTACCACCACCACCTCCAAAATAACCTCCACCACCTCCACCACCATTTATTGCTGAACCACCTTGTCCAGCAGATCCAGATCCTGCTGTAGAGACTGAACCATAAGTAGGAAATCCAACAGCAATATTTTGAGAAATTACAGCTGAGACTATATCAGCAGTCAGTACACCTTGTACAAAAGTAACTGGCATTGAAGCAGTTAGTATAAATATGCTACCGTTACGTTCAATTGCAGCCGTGCTTCCAAAATTTAATGTTCCTCCAGTAGGAAATAGTGCAGAAGATGCTCCAGATAAGGTTGCTGAAGTCGTAGTCAAAAACTGACTTGTCGTACTTACAACTTGAATAGATGATCCAGTTACATTAATATTTGGAACTGCAGTTGCTCCTGTGCCGTCACCTGTTAAAGGAATCCCAGTAATTCCTGTGGCTCCTGCAGGAATTACAACCGGAATATTATTCAATGCAGCCACCGAATATTCTTCGCCATATGATTTTGTAGTTCCATTAATCGTAGCAGTTCCGGAAGCAATACTAGCAGATGTTCCTGAAGGAAGTTGAATTTGAACTCTATCTCCAGCAATCGCAGTAACATTTAAAAATTGATTTTGATCAACAACACGTGGAAAAGTAAATGTAGTTCCTGCTGGAAATGTATATGCTACTGTTCCAGTTAATCCGGGATCATTAAAATTTAGTGTTGCTCCTCCAGCTGAAAATCCATAAACTCCTCCTGTACCACCTACGCCAGTACTTATTGATCCACCTGTTCCACCTACAGTAGTACCAGCTCCACCTGCTCCGCCAGTCAAAAAAGGTGACCCACCACCACCACCATATGCCCATAATGGATTACCGTTTAACAATAGACGTACAGCATTTCCTCCTCGAAACCCAGTTGTTCCACCAACAGGTCCAGCACCAACTAAATCCCAGTTTAATGGTATACTTGGAGAAGATCTCAAATCAACATCAAATTCAATTTCTCCTCCTGCAGTAGCATTAGGTCCTGTACCACCTTCACCCCATCCATAAATGCGGTAATAATTTCCAGTAACTAGAGTTTGAAATCCTGGTATAAGAACATTATGAGGCGTTCCTAGTACCGCGCCTCCAGAACTATTTGGTCCTGCATCAACGTGAATTATTGTACGACCATAAACATCTAAAACGTTATCTCCAGTAGGTGCACTATTGCCCTGACCAATCCCTATATGATATGACTGAGTATTCAGTTGCATGGTGGAACTAGCTGTTCCTGAATTCAGACGGCCAACAGAAAGAATGTTTCCTTGATTAATATTAGAGCTTGAACCTGATTGAATATAAGATACACCTCCAGCCGTTGTCAGTCTTATCTGACCAGTATTACCCGATTGAGTGATAATTTCGGTAGGAACAGTTAAGGTTGAATTCGCAAAATTGAAAGAATTTATAGATGTTACTCCTGTAGCTCCAAAAAATAAAACATTTCCAGGAGATCCTGCAATAATCTGTGTTCCATCTCCAGGTGGACCTTGAGGACCTGGTTGACCTGCTGGAATAGCAAATCGCAAAACAACGTCAGAACCAACTTGTGAGTCGTAAACTCTAGGTGGTTCTCCAAATGGTAATGAGTCAACAACAGGATCTGCTGAGACTTGTACAGAATATCCTGTAGCTCCTGTAGCTCCTGCTGTTCCTGTTGGTCCTGTAGCTCCCGTAGGTCCTGAACCTCCTGGTCCTGTAGGTCCTGTAGCTCCCGTTGTTCCGCCACCACCGCCTGTAATAGGAGGATCTAAATACTGATAATGCAGAGTAACTCCGTACACATCAGATATAGGGTTCAGAGATGTACCAACTTGGTTAGCATATACCGTATCTACGTTACCTAAATCAAGTTTGACTTCGTAGCCAGAACCTGTTGTACCTACGATTTTAGGTGCTAAAATTTGATCAAGAACGTTGTTTCCCAATAATGTTGAAAACGGATATCCCCCACTCATTTGTCGATATTAAATAAAACAGGATGTCTAGCTTTAACTCAATGTTCGATCCTACTGCCAGAACTTTGAGCCAGAGATTTACATTGTTCCCTATTCCGGAATCGGAGCAGGACTTGTTCAAACTCTACAAAAAAGCATCAGGATCTTTCTGGGTTGCTGAAGAAATTGATTTCAGCCGTGATAAAGGAGATTGGGAAAAACTCAGTTCTAATGAACAGCATTTCATTAAGCATGTTCTAGCATTCTTTGCTGGATCTGATGGAATTGTACAAGAAAACTTGGCAACTCGTTTTCAAGCAGAAGTTCAGTCTCCTGTAGCCCGACTCTTTTATGGAGTTCAAAATGCTATGGAAGGTGTTCATTCTGAAACCTATTCTCTGCTTATTGACCAATATGTCAAAGATCCGTCTGAAAAGTCGGAACTCTTTCAAGCCATTGATCAGATTCCCTGTATTCGCAAAAAAGCTTTGTGGGCTCTGAAGTGGATTGATGAACAAGATTCCTATTCGGTTCGTCTAGTAGCATTTGCTTGTGTTGAAGGTATCTTCTTCTCAGGCTCATTTTGTGCTATCTATTGGCTCAAGAAGCGTGGACTTCTTCCCGGCTTGACATTCTCTAATGAATTGATTTCTCGTGATGAAGCATTGCACACTGAATTTGCAGTAGCAATGTATCATAAGATGCCAGAACTAGATGTGTCTGTCATAGAAACAATTATTCGTGAAGCAGTTCAACAAGAGATTGAATTTATTACAGAGGCATTACCGTGTTCTCTAATTGGCATGAATTCTCGTGATATGATTGTCTACATTAAGTATGTAGCAGACAGACTCGCTGTACAACTAGGAATTTCTAAACTGTACGGCGTTCAAAATCCATTTGAATTTATGGAACTTATTTCACTAGAAGGCAAGACAAATTTCTTTGAAAAGAAAGTTTCTGATTATTCTAAACCCGGTGTTGGAATGACAGCAGAATCTATGGAAGTCAAATTTGATGCTGACTTTTAATAGACGCCCAGTCTACCACCAGTCTGTGGTAATGCTCTAGATTTGTACCCTAAACCAGTAGAAAAATTAACTAAAGGATGTCTCAGTAACGAGATGTTTTTTGTTGAGAATGATGCGAGAAAATTAGGTAAGCCAGATGTAGGGGGGACAAATAAAGATAATCTAGTAATTCCTTTATCATGCGGAGTCTGTTCACGACGTTGAATTGCTTGATACTGTTTTTTCAGAATAAATTGTGAGGCATCAGGAGTCATTTACGTTTAAAGAGAGAAGCTTTCTTCTGGACTCATAATAAAATGTCTTGGGTTGATTTATCTGTTCTTGTACTAGCAACGATGGTAGCCGTTCTTGCAGGTATGGTAGGTTATATGTACTGGCAACAAAATCGTGTACTTCAAGCTGTGAGTGCGTTGTCAACCTTTGTAGCCTCTCAGTTTATTAAGGCTGAACCTCCGGCAGAAGAAGTAGAACCCGAAGTAGAAGATGATCGTGAGTCTGTACAAAAGGAAGAAGTTGAGGTTGTTGAGGATGTTGATGATCTGCAGACAAAGACTACTGCAGAACTACGTGAACTTCTATCCAAGAAAGGTCTACCCTACGGTAAACGCGATTCTAAGTCTGTTCTTCTTCAACTTCTAAAAGCATCTGCCTAAGAATAATGGATAGTCCTTTGCTAGATAAATTATCCCATGGTAATCAAATTCTAGTATTTGATTGCGAGTTCTGGCATCTTTTCAATAAAGCAGATGTACACTATCTTCCTGAAAAAGATTACTTCTTTGTTCCTCGAGAAGTTGGTGGATTTTTGTGTAAGAAATCGGGAGGATGGACAATCATAGAAAAATTCTTTGTTACCTTAGACTGTCCTCTCGATGATGTTGCTTTACCCGTATCACAATTTGCCACTGTAAGTCTTGAAACTGCAGTCGAATTAGATCAAATTCAAGAAAAAATAGGTATTCCCTGGGTGGATGCACATAAGTCCATATTGGATACAAAGCAGAAGTCTTTGTTAAATAAAGCAATCAAATTGTACAAAAATGATCCTTATATTAAAAAACACCATGAACCATACTCATGGATCCCTAAATTTTTAAAGGTATTTTCAGAATCAACTGTCATTGTTAAAGGAACAGGTGATCTTGAAGCTCTACAGAATATATGTAAAATAAAAGGATATGATTTTCCAAAACCTAGAAAAATTATAGATATTGCGGATTGGAATGCAAAGTCTAAACGCTTATGTGGATCTGCTAAATTAGAAAATACGTTTAATTGTATTATGCCGTTGTTACCTCCAGAAATCAAAAAGATTCTTGCTGAACTTCCTAAGGGTGAAGCTCATGATCCTACAATGGATGCTACAATGACGTTAATAGTAGCGTTATTTTCTGCGACCTCCCATAATCGTCGGGGCGGGGTTTAGATTGGCCATACCCCATTGAAGAGCAAGAGCGTACAATAACATCATAGGTACAGCCCACAGGCGCGAAGTCCAATTAGGATAGCTGGTCGTAACCTGATAATAAATTGCCATACCTAGAGAATACCCAGCAAGAAGGATAACTAATAACGCAATAATACTCATTTATTATAAACAACGTTTTTAGTGTGTACAGACACCTTAAAAATGTTGATTAAAACTTTTGGATTTTAGGGGACTTAAGCAGTCTTCACGTAGTGCACCTTGAGGAAGCTCTGAAGGTTGAGGTACGTTACTTCATCCTTGTCCTTGGTGCGAAGAAGCTTGGCTAGCTTGGTATCCGGAACAATGCGACGCTTGAACTTGGGATCGAAGCAGTTGTGCTGCTTTACGTAGGCAGACACGAACTTGGTCACATCAGTCTGAGAGCGCTGGCTCTTGGCGGGTAGACCCATGAATGTACACATCTCATCGGTCAGAAGACGGGGCTTGAGAAAAGCATTGTTCTTGCGACGGGCCTCCCAGATTGCACGATCTTCAGGAGATAGCGTGGCAGGATCTACCTTGCGACGACGCTTGGAATCACGAAGTTCACGCTTTACAGCCTTGGCTACCTCTACTAGGTCATGAGATACTGCGGCAAGGCGAGAAGTCAGATCGGACTTCAGGGTCTTCAGGGTCTCCTGAAGAGAGGTTAGTACGGCATCGGCACTACGAGTTTCTACGGGGGCAGCTACAGGTGCCGGAGTGGCTACGGGTACAACTACGGTTTCGACAGCGGGAGTCTTTGCGGGCTTGGCAGTCTTCGCAGGCATCTTGTTTGCTTTAACAGGAGAAGATACAGAAGACATTTCTAACGCGGGTATACTGAGTATAATCGTGACCTGTTTAAATCACATGGCCTGTAAAGCCCCGAAAATAATGAAAGACAGAGGAAATTTGTTCTTTGTTGTTCTCAACATGTACAAAAGAGAACTAATAAGTTGAAATAAAAGAAATTCAAGATGAGCTTCCAGATATTGTTTTGCTACACATGATTCAATTAAAAATAAATGTTTTTCTCTTTTTTGGGAAGGTTTGTCTCTCCATCGGGCAACAAGATGTCTATGCACTTCTGAACTGAAAAAAACAATAGTAAGACGTGACATATATTCGAATCGTGTATATGAAATTTTTTCAAATAATTGATCTTCTAGGATGTGAGACAGCATAATACATTTATTGTGAAGTGTTTGCGGAGAATTGTACAATTGCCGATACCAATACAGATCTCTCAATTCATAGATACGAACACGAGTATCTCGAGAAATGATTTCATTTGTATAAGGATTTTTAGGAGTTTCTGTCTCCATTAATTTGATTATAGTATCAAGACCAAACCACCATCGTTTACCATTTTCTACAAAGGAAAAGAAGTTCAATGGATTTTGACGATTTTTTTCTTCCAAGGTTACCAATTCTTCTTCATTATGACAATCATCTCGTTTCAATGGATTTCCTGCAAGAGCAAGACATCTTCTGACTGACCACCCTTTCCAAATCTTTTGAATTAATGTAGCTGAGTCGGTTTCTACAGTTGGTGGTTTCCACATAATTTTAATCCTAGTTTTTGCATGCTTTCCGCAAAAAATAAGTCCGACCAATGCTTTATGAGAACATCGGTCGGTCGATGTACGACTTTTCGTGGATGAGCATAACATTCTTATCTTATTTGGCACAGTTTCTTGAAAACGGATTTACACATATATAGCGCTATAATCAATAAAAACAGAATGTCCACTAACGCAGTAATTCACGCTCAGAATGCAAACATCGAGAATGTCTCCTTTGGAGAAATCAAGATCAACAAGCAAGGAGGTAAAGGAGTACAGCTAAGATATGGCGGACAATCATTCCAACTACGTCTTCCTAAGATGTCATTTCCTGCTGGTGTAATCCAGCGCGAGGATGCCAACACGGGGAACGTTACACATACACTCATTGCCTCTCTCAAGGGATGCGATTCGTATGCGCGCGAGCAGTCAGAAGATCAGACTATTGGTCCTCTGTACAACTTCATGCTGGCACTTCAAAACAAGCTTGTTGTCTGGGCAACCGAGAACAGTTCAAAGCTGTTCGGCAAGAAGCGTTCTGAGGAGTCAATTCGTGACAGTTTCAAGAGTATTCTCAGTGTTTCGACAGACAAGAATGGAGACGAGTACGTGCCCAACGGCAAGTATCCTCCCTCTCTTCGTCTGAAGGTTCCTGTGTACGACGGTCGCGTCGACATGGATGCTGTAGATGGATCAATGAATCCTTACGCACTGACGCCCGATTCCCTCAAGTCCGTATTTCAGAAGTACGTACAGGCGAATCTGGTAATCACCGGATCAATTTACATCATCGGTCAATCCTTTGGTGTGTCTTGGCGTATCAAGAACGCACAGGTCTTTCAGCCAAGTCGCCAGACTGCTGCATCGATCTTTACTGCTGAGGAGGCTCCTGTTGAAGAGGAAGAGTCTCAGGCTGAAGCTCAGGCTGAAGCTCAGGAGGAAACTCCTGTTCCTGCTCCTGCTGCTTCTGGCGGGGGAGGAGGACGCAGACGCCGTGCTGAAGCGTAAGACGTGTGTTGGAAGGCGTGTAGATAATTAAAGATTCATCTACAAAAAAAGGATTGGAGGAAACTTCAATTTTTTTCACAGATTTGCACTCAAATTGTGAAAAAGATCTGGTTCCACATTCTGTACATTCCCAAGCTTCTGGGATACCATGAATAACATAATCGGGAGTCACAAGTCTCCCATGTAATTTCAGCATAACATTACCAACGGATGCGTCCTGATAAGCTTCAGGTGTCATCAAAGAATATAAGGTTTCTCCAGCTGTCCAATCTTCTTGCAATAAAGTTCCAAATGGAGTATCACGGAACCACAGAACTTCGAATATAGAAGGATCGTCCATATCATGTTCAGCAAGACCTGTTCTCTGTAAAGAATCATCGTATAACCAATAAACATCCAAGTTCCATTTGGTATACGAACGATCCACAGCTCCACGGTACACTTGTTTTCCAGAATATGACCATTCCGAAGCATCATAGTCTTCATCATGTTCTAGAATGTCGGCTGACACATTGGTGTACACTAAGTCGGGTCTCAATATAGAATACATTTACTTTCTCTTATGTTTTCTCCTTCGTGTTTGTTTGCGCATTTTACGGCGACGAGTTCTTCCCATACCTTTACGATACTCGAGTCTTTCAGCAATAGTAGGTATTTTAGGATATCCTTCGTCCAATAATTGTTCAAATATTGCAATCGGAATCAAATCTAAATTTTCATCTCCTCCGTTAGAACCAATTTTTTCTGGAAGACCTGTACGTTTTTGAGTTGCAAGAACCATTTGCTTAAATTCTTCATCCGTCTTCTCTGGATGAAGTAATCGTAATCGAATCCATAACGTACAAGTTCCTCTTTCTGTTTGAAAAGCGCCTTGCATATTACAATATGATAAACTATCTGGTCTTATTGCTATTTTTTCTAGAGGAGCGTGCATAAAACTATGATATGCGTTTGGATCGGTGTAGGGCGTTCCGTGAGGATCAAAAACATGCATATCTCCACGAGGATTGACTATAACAGAAGATTGATGTGCACTACTGTGTAAAGGGAAGGCACTATTTCCAACACTTTCTATAAGTTCTTTGGAATTTGAAGGAGCTGTTGGAGGTGGAGGAGCTTTGTCAGCTTCATATAATAATAGACCAGGGACTGTATGCATACTTTTCTTAGTATCGACAACTTCAAGACTTTCTTTGTTAACAGTACTATTTAAACTTTTGGATCCATAATTAAGCACTTCGGGGTATTTAATAGACAACCTTTTCAAAAGTTGCTTAATCGCGGGATATCCAGCTTCTCGTAGAGGATATTTTTTTGATAGAGCATCCCATTCTTCTAGAGTTTTTGGTTTCAAACGCGGTAATATTGATATTTCATCTAATTTAAAATGTGTCCGGTTTAGCCCGTATTCACGAGCTTGTTGTAAGTCCATTACTAATTAAATGAGACTTTTACTTGAACACTGTGCGTAGACAGTTTATCTGATGCGCACTGAGAAATTTCATGGCGTTTATTTGTTTGCTTGGATGCATGAATACGAGCTTCCATATCTCTGTGAATCTCTTCACGGTGGGCGTACATATGATCCAAAATTCCATCAGAAATAATCCATTGAAAAAAGTTCAATTGGCCTACAGTAGTATCCATCCCAGCAAACTTAATTCGGCGGCATCGGCAGAACGGGTCGAACATCTTTTTGCTGTAAGCTTTCAGATGACTTTTGTATGATAGGTAAACTGTTTGATACTTTCCCTGGTGTACGAATGACACGTTGTGCATCTTGGCATAATTCGTCACAAACCAGTCGATCAACCGCAAAGAAAGAACCGATTGGCCGGATAGGACGTTTTGGACTTTCTGGAGGTTCTCCGTAACTGCATAAAATTTTTCTAGACGGTGCAGAACCCATTGTTCTTGACTTTGTATTTGGTCCATTACTTTAGTAAAAATCCTCTGTTAAAATGATAATGGAGATATTGTGGAACCCTTATTTTATTGTCGTAATATTCATTGTATTCTTGATTGCGTATTTTATATATCTAGATGTTGAAGGATCATTTGCTGACGGATTCTTACATTTTGGTCCCGGAGGTGATAATGATAATACAACTAAATTTATGGGTATTACATTGGACTCATGGTCTAAAGTTATTACCCTATACTTTATTTGCTTTACAACGGGATTCTTATCTGTACATTATGATAATGTCGTTTCAATGACTATGATTAACAATGTGATGGATACATCGGTGAAACATATCCCCTATACCGAAACTGGAACGTATACAGTAGTCTTACTTGATCCTTTAATTATGCATTCATTACAAGTGATTGAATTATTTGCTACTTTGACCTTACAATTTCAGTTTATCTTACCTCTAGTTCTTGGATCTTATATTGGTGGACTTCCAGCAGCACTAAGTTTCTTATCATCGAAAACGTATGCGAGTTAAAGAAAGCTTACCTAATTAGATAATGGAACAAATAATCGCTGACCTCATCCGCGATTATGGCGAATGTGATCAGAGAACTGATGCCTGGCATGACAGAAGATCAAATATGTTGACAGCATCTGAAATCTTTAAAGCCAAAGCTAGTGCTACAGCTTCTTCGAGACGTGAACTAATCCTTTCAAAACTTGTTCCACGTACAGGAGGATCTGGTGGAGTAGCATCTCTAGATTGGGGAACACAATTTGAAGAAGTAGCAAAAGAACTTGTACAACAATCAGGAGTCCAAATAAAAGATCTGGCTTGTGTTATTCATCCTGAATATCCTTTTCTTGGAGCATCGCCAGATGGTTTGCTTTTGGGTACTGAACGACATGGAAGACTGATTGAAATTAAATGTCCAATTTCTCGTGAAGTTGATCCTGGAGCTCCTATTCCAGATTCATATTATGATCAGGTACAGCTACAACTTGCGTGTACAGGACTTCAAGAATGTGAATATTCTGAATTTAAATTTGTAAAACATTCGTATGCCGACTGGATTACGATAACAAATGTTAAATCATGTTTTGCAGTAAATGTGTCAACCCGGAATGTCGTTTACAAACAGATTTCAGACACGCGTTCTCTACAGGAATGGATGGTATCTTTTATGGAAGATCCGCTCGATTGGGATCTTGTTTACTGGTCTCTGAAATCTAGAAAGGACATGCTTATTCAAAAAGATACCGAATGGTTCACTGAGAATCTACCTTCATTCAAGAATGTATGGGAAGAAATTTTGGAGTACAGAAGATCAGGAACTCTTCCTACGAAGACAACCATTTTAAACTTGGATGAAATATAACATAAATGAAGATTCTCTGTCATGAATCTGAATACAAATACATGAAAGAATATGTTGAATCTTTTGCAGAAGAGGTTGTTCAATATAACAATGAAACTAAGTTTGAAGAAGGACACTATCGATGTATTAGACGCATACCAGATCTTCCCGCTGGAAGTACAGTAGAATTTGTTAATACTGAGCAATTATGTGTTCCAGAAAAAATGTCCGAATATACGGCAACTGTAAAACGAGCAGATAAAATTTTTGATTATTCGGAAAGTAATATTAAACTAACAGGCAAAGGTACTTATTTACCTTATAAAGAAAGACCCGAAGAAACTGAAAAACTTCGCGGATATCTAGATGTTCCCAAAGAA